TCAGCTGGAGTGCTAACTGCTGCCGTAAGAAAGTTTGCACCCTCAAGATAGGAACTAGCGAGTCCGTGGGTATACCAGCTCGTAACGAAAGTTGTGCCAGTAAGCCAGCCCCCAATAGCAAGATAAGCAGTGGGTAAAAGAAGAAGTCCAGACCAGCCAATAAAAACGAAACGATCTCGTTTAAGCCAGTCGTCAAGGATGTCAAACCACCCCCTCCTTTGTTGTTGTAGTGTTGACGCGACCATTGTTTGTTTCCTTTAAATGTGTGTTCATTTACCGTAAGTGTCGTAACCAGATTCATCATCAGTTTTCTTAACCTCAGCTGCAATCTCTTGCTCGGTCTTTAGATGATGTGGTTTGTGCTCCCTATCCATAGGTTGCGATTTTGTAGAGTCGTCTCGGGAAAGATTCTTGATAACAAGAAAGGCATCTTTGTTGTACTTACGGGTGCCAATAGGCGATTGCCATTTCTTGTTATAGTCTTCCCCGACATCTATACCAGATACCTGAGTTCCAGCGAGTTCAATAACGATCTGATCTCTGAGCAGATCCCACCCTAGAGTGGATAGCATTTCCCATAATCGTTCTTGAGTAAACCGTTCTCGGTCTACTAAAATGTCGTTCATAACGTGTTCTTCAGGATCAAGTTTACCAATCATAATAATACCACGCAGATAAGGGGAACGATAAGAGTTAAAATACCTATAAAAAACCCCCCCACATATGTGAGGGGGTGAGTACTACCATCAGGCATATCAGCCTACGGTAGGTGCGGTAAGAGCAACAGGAGTTGACTCAGCAGCAGCAAGATCCAATGGGAAGTTGTGAGCATTGCGCTCGTGCATAACTTCCATACCAAGACCTGCACGGTTCAGCACATCTGCCCAGGTGTTCAACACACGACCTTGACCATCGATGATGGACTGGTTGAAGTTGAAACCGTTCAGGTTGAATGCCATCGTGGAAACACCAAGTGCGGTGAACCAGATGCCAACAACAGGCCAAGCAGCAAGGAAGAAGTGCAAGGAACGGGAGTTGTTGAATGAAGCGTATTGGAAGATCAAACGACCGAAGTAGCCGTGTGCAGCAACGATGTTGTACGTCTCTTCTTCTTGACCGAACTTATAACCATAGTTCTGTGACTCTGTTTCAGTCGTCTCACGGACGAGTGAGGAAGTAACGAGACTTCCGTGCATAGCAGAGAAAAGAGATCCACCGAATACCCCAGCAACACCGAGCATATGGAACGGGTGCATAAGAATATTGTGCTCTGCCTGGAAGACGAGCATATAGTTAAAAGTACCAGAGATACCAAGAGGCATAGCATCGGAGAAACTACCTTGACCGAAGGGATAGACGAGGAATACTGCACTCGCAGCAGCTACTGGTGCCGAGTAGGCAACACAGATCCAGGGGCGCATACCCAGGCGGTAAGAGAGTTCCCACTCACGTCCCATATAGGCATAGATGCCGATCAGGAAGTGAAAGACTACCAATTGGAAAGGACCACCATTGTAAAGCCACTCATCGAGTGAGGCAGCTTCCCAGATGGGGTAGAAGTGGAGACCGATTGCGTTTGAACTTGGGACAACAGCACCAGAGATGATGTTGTTACCGTACATAAGTGAACCAGCAACTGGTTCGCGGATACCGTCGATGTCAACGGGAGGTGCTGCTACGAAAGCAACGATGAAGCAGATGGTAGCTGCCAACAAAGTTGGGATCATCAGCACACCAAACCAACCAACATACAAACGGTTGTTGGTGGAGGTTACCCACTCGCAGAATGATTCCCACGAGGAAGTAGATTGTTGTCTTGAAAGAGTGGACATTGAAATTGAAAAAAGTAAGACCATCAGGGAATGGTGGAGTTACTATTCCTCTACGCCCTAGGCAGAGGTATTAAAGACGTGTTTAGACACCCTATAGGTCTTGGTTTGAGGAGTGTTACGAACCGTTAAGAAATGTTTTCTTTCCTTAACCTGTTGACTTATTTAGTATAACAGGAAACCCTCACAGCGTCAACCCTCAAAAGATAAGCATAAGTGCTCATTAATGAGAGCGTCGTCTTGGACAAAATACACGTAGTCGAGCATAGAATCCTTGAGTGTGTCCAGTGCATCCTGCTTGGTATGCACCAGTGGTGCACCTGCAAGATTGAAACTAGTGTTCAACAGAATTGGAACCCCAGTGATCTGATGATACTCCCTAAGCACCTCAGCCATATACCCCTCTGTGACAGTTTGTATTCTGCACGTACCATCAACGTGGATCACTCCAGGAGCATTGTCTATGGCAATCTGTTTAGCTTTAAAACTAACAGTCATTTCAGGAGATGACTTGAGACCAAGAGTCTCAAAGTACTCTTCAAAATACTCTTCTAGGATAATACCAGCAAAGGGACGATACCATTCTCTCTTCTTAATTTCATTTACTTTGTCTTTCGCATCTCTACCACGAGGATCAAAGATGATAGAACGATGTCCCAATGCACGTGGACCTGCTTCAGGTTGACCATCATACAAAGCAATAGATCTATCCTTCACAAGCAGCTCAGCAAGGTCTCTAGCGGTTGCAGATCTACCAGTAACTACAGGTTGTTCATCTAGATGATGATAGAAAGTATTGTTCTTGGGGTATGGAGTCTTGTCTGATGTATGTTGACGATAAAAATACCAAGCAGCACCCATACTATTACCAGTATCATCTGCATTGGGTTCAAAGTAGAAGCTTACATCTGGATTTTGCTCAATCAAATAGTTGTTAGCAACAACATTCAGTCCATAACCACCAGTAATAATCACATTATTAATTCCAGTATGCTTAACCCACTTCCGAACCAAATAATTTAATGCCTTTTGAGTCTCTTTCTGCAAGTGCAGCGCCCAGTTTGCATAGGGTTGAAAATTTTCTCGGGTAACTTTACCTATGATTTTCATCTTAGGATTAGACACCGTGGTAGTCCAACTAGCGTGAGTAAAATACAGATCAAGTGGAGTAGATCCCATAAACAATGAAGGAAAATACTGTTCTTCACCGTAAGCTGCAAGACCCATAGTCTTACCATTCTCTAACGGACCTTCGCCAATCAATGTAGTACCACTTTCATATACTTTAGTGATACCAAATCCACTACGATAGTTCAACTCCACGCCAGGTTTCTTTGCTTGCATCTTCTTGATGAAGTCTTCGTAACCAGCAGGATTATTCTTTGGTGTCCTAGGATTCCCAGGATTACGCATCCAGTAAGCTTTATACAGTTCTTTATACAAAGCTGGTTGACGCATCAAATATACAGACTCACATTCTCTACCAATCCACTCTGCTTCAAGATTGCCAGATCCATCAATGCCAACTGGTTCATCACCAGGGTCATAGATCTGAGACCCATCACGATCGATAACAAAGACTAAAGCAGTCTCCATTGCAGCATTATTATATGCATTGAAAGCGTGAGAAAGGTGATGGTCTCCTGTAAAGTCTACAACCATCTCAGGTGACAACCCTGTCTTCTTACAAACGAAGCACCTGAAGGTGTCAGAAAAAGGAGGACAAGCAGTAGGAGATTGTATGACTGCCATATCAATCTTCCCCTTCGCTGCTTCAATTGCCTTCTCGATGGCAATGAAGGGTTGCTTATCTCGTTTCTCTCCTGTATACCTCTCTTCCTTTCCAAAGTACTCAAGCTCACCATCATTGATGACGCAGACACTGGAATCGTGAGCAACACTGATTCCTAGAACTCTATAACTCATAAAAAAAGGGAGCGTATGCTCCCCATATTATAACAGGTTATTGGTATTTATCACCAGATACCAGGGATGATTTGTCCTGTCGTTGCGTAAGCACCGATTGCTGCGATGATACCGAGCATTGCTGCCCAACCGTTAATGCGTTCTGCGTTTTCGTTCATTGATTTTCCTCGATAGTTTTGTTGGTGATGATGATCTTTTGACCATCGTGTGTAAATTGCAACTCATCATCTGGATGCCACATAAGCTCTTCGTACATATCGTCAAGCTTCTGCATATCCTGATAGAGTTGATTAGGATTGGACATCAAGTTCTAGAAAGAATTTGGTTTGATCACTAGGGGAGTTCTCGTAGATAGAACTGTCACCATATTCTTTGTGATCTTTGTACCCAACCATACGACCTTTCGTATTTTGGATCGCTCCCATCATAGCAATGATCAAGAAGATTGCAGGTGGTCCGATGATAAGGGCACCTCCAATGACATAATATGTAAGAATTTCAAGTAGGGAAGGTTCCATTAAATACCGAATGCGCCGAAAAAGAATAGACTACCAGTGGTAGCGTAGGAAACAAGTGCTGCAACAAAACCAAGCATCGCTGTGCGACCGTTGAGTTTTTCTGCACGTTCTGCATAAGTCTCATAACCATAACGCTCAGCGTCCGTCTGTGAGATATACATTCTGGGTTCTGTGGCGTACATATTCGTACGTCCACCGTCTTCAGTTGTTACAGTCATAGAAGTTTTGTTAACTTGTGTTACATTATATAGGAAGGGGGAACCGTCTGTCAAGAGTCTGACTGTTAGAATTTGTTAACAATTCAGATTAGTAATCCTGATCTCTCAGGATGCTCTTACAAGTTTCCGAGTTCCTTTTACAGAACTGTCGTACGTGTCCGTGGACATCGTGCTCCATAGTTTGGTGAGCTCGCGTGTGAACAAATTCGATGAACCCTAGGGTTCCAAAGATCGTAAAGATCAAAACGAATGCAGGATGGGTAAGACCACGAAGAAGGTAACGCATCAAAAAAGGGGTCCGAAGACCCCCGTATTATAGCAGACTGTCAAGTGGATCAGAAGTTGTACTTCACACCGAGCTTAGCTCCGTAACCACGGTCAAGATCTTCGTCACCAGATCCAACGAATGAGACTTCACCATATGCACCGAGGGCATCGGTCACAGCGAAACCAACACCTGCCTTACCTGAAGGAACGGTATCAGCGTCACCACCATCGGGAGTCAGCACGGTAGCGCCGCCCTGAACGTAGTAGGAACCACTTTCGCCAAGAGCACCTTCGTAACCTACGTGCAGGTCTGTTCCAGCACCATTGTACTCCGATCCAGTCCAACCAGCATTGGTCTCTACGTTAACGTAGGGTCCTGCGAAAGCAGCACCAGCAGAAGCGAACAGAGCAGCGGAAGCTGCGAATACAGTTTTGATCATTTGTTTTAGAAAATTAAGTATGTCTCGTAGAGTTTAACCTACGGATGAAAGAAGACTCGACAAGTCTTCGTTGTAACGATTAATTACAAGTTTTATTTATACTTGCAACTTTGTCAAAGAAGTACGGGTTTTGCCCACCGAAGATGTGCTCTCCGTCCTTCGTGCCGTAATCATAGCACTCGATGGTGTCTTCTGTCAATCTAAAATGAGACTTGACTTGAGCACCACGGGCAGTGCATAGAGGACTGCCCTTTCCAATCCACACCTCAAGGCGAGGATCGAAGACACAAAGCATATCACAGTTCTCGTTCCTTGTCCAGTCACTGAGATAATTCCTGACCAGGACTTCAGTGTCGGAGAAGTAAACGAGATCGTGATAGCGTTCGCGATAGATCTTACCGTCGTACATATACTTCTGTACGACGTGGATAGACCCGTCCTCAGATAGGTCATAGGTAAGTTGAACGTGTGAGAAATCAGTGGGACGTGACTGAGCTTGTTTAATGTTGTCCCACTTACCGATTAACCAGTCTCTCATTTTGAGGTTGTATTGTCAGATTGTAACTGACGATAATTTTATCATCAGTGTCTTGATTTTTTTCTGTCTCGTGTTCCAACCAACCAGGGAACATCAGTAGTGTTCCTGTCTTAGGTTCGACATCCATAGTTTTTGCTGTCTGAAAAATCAAATCTTCATCGAAGAGGTGATTAATCAACGGAGCAATAGGATTGAAAAAAGTAATCGGTCCTGCAAGAGTAGGTTGCCTGAAGTAATACGCACCACTCACCATAGAATTACTATGAGAATGACGAGGAATATAAGCTCCAGGTTCATACACAGTCCACCACGCTTGATAGGTAGAGAACTTGATAGTGTCACAGAACAACTTTCTGTATGTGTCATACAGGTTCTGCATAATGTGACGCATCAGAGGTCGATACCTCTCTTCATTAAACAAATTGAAATCATAATATGATGTAATCCCGTGCTCGTGAGGATCAAATGTTTCTGAACGATCTTTGGAATAACCACCTTTGTTCAGGATCCACTCTCTATCCTTGTAGATAATCTCTTCTATCTCACGAAAAGGAGGTGGGTTTGTGTCCACCTCCAGCACAGAAAAAACATCACGAGTATGTTTCTTCATCCGAGCGAGATAGTATCGCTAGCAGATGCTCCAGCAATTACATTGTCACCAAAACTGATAACATCTTGCCCACCAAAGACTCCATAACCATAGTCTACTGCTTCAGCAGCGTGGTTCTGGTAGTCAGCACTGCTGAAAGAGAAGTTGATACTATCATCAGCTTCAGCAGTATGCTTGTGGTTGTCAGCGATGTGACGCAACCCCAAGTAGTGACGCCACAGTTCAGCAAGCGTATTGGTCTCTTCATTTGTGTTGAGACCGTGGATGACTGCTTCTTTAGCAGCTTCCACGGCAACTTTGTACTTAGTGCAACTCATTAAAATACTCCACTTTCGATAAGGTCTGCTTCCACAGAGTCAAGGATGACATTGTAGTCATCTTCAGGGTCATCATACAATTGGACGCCACGTTCTTCGTAGTAGCGTATTAGTTTCTGATATAAGCGAGGGTACTCTTCATCGAGAGTAACCTCACCAGAAACTGCAGCAGTCAACTTGGTAAGATCGGATTTGAACTTAATAGTCAACGACGATTTTCGTACGGACATTGTTTTGAATTCGACTTCGGCATTATAGATCAATGAAAGGTTCAGGTCAAGCCCCTATCAGCAACCATCATTGTGATCGCAGTACATATCGTACAACTCTTCATCACCTGTTACCTGTGCTGCTTCACACAGGTCGCCAATTGGCACAGCTACAACAGCTCTGCCATCAGGTTGCCTAACGATAAACTTTTCTCCTGACTCAATTCTATCCATATAAGAATCGAAGTCTTTTTCAAATTCTTCTACGGTAATTTCAGTCATTCATCAATGCTGCCCAATCAGCGTTAAACTGTTCCAAACCTTTATCAGTTAGTACGTGATCGTACATTGAATCAAAGACCTTCAGTGGCAATGTACACACACTTGCACCGTTGTACCAGGCACGAACAGCACGAGGTACAGTGCGAAT